AAGGCTTAAAAATAACTCGAATACGGACTGGCACAGAAGTGAATTCGGGAATGAACTGGAAATAATGGGAGCCGCTGGAGAGATAGCGGCTCGACGCTTTTTAAAGTTACCGCTAGGTCTCAAAACGACATTTGACAATGGAGTGGATTTAGTTTGGAGAGGGCACACAGTTGATGTAAAAGCCACAAGATGGGTACCGACCATAATGGGAAGATACTTACAGTGGCCAGAGAACAAAAAGATCAAAGCAGACTACATACTCATGACCGCCATCAGACTTAACGAGAAAGAAGCCGTCATATTGGGCTTCTGCTCACGGCAAGAATTAGAGTGTGCGGACGTTAACCCGGAAAGAGACATACCATGCAAGGAAATACCTATCAGAAAACTGAAAGATCCGTCCAAGCTTTTAGACCTGCCCCAAAAAGAAAAAGGATCGAAAGCAAAGAAATACGCAGGTGGGTCAAGGAGCAGCGCGACGGCAAATGCGTGATAAACACATTTCCAGAGTACGGGAGATGCTCAGCAGGATATGATGTGCACCACATAAGGAATAAGGGAGCTGGGGGAGATGACACGGCCGAGAACCTGGTCACGCTGTGCAGAAGGCACCACATGATGGCACAGCTCAAGAAAATTCCGCCCATACAGCTGGAGACAATAGCAAAGACATTGAACGCGATATGGGAAACCTTCGTAGGAAAAGTTCCAGATGCGCGAAACTGACAAAAGGATGCTGGTGGCAGCTCTGAGACAAAACATGGGCTTCCACGTCGCCACAAAATGGTACATGCGTGGATTTGAGCCATTGCCTTACCAGTGGGCATGGCATCACCTCACAATGCCGAACTCGGACATCGTCATCCCCAACACAACCATCATCGCAGGCATCGCCGCAGGCAAGACCTCGATTGAAGCGGCATCCTATTTAATAGACTGCATCACAACTCCCTACTTCAGGGCCCTATCCACATCTATCACGGCAAAACAGTCCCAACTGCCCTTTGACATGGCGATGACATGGATAGAACACAACGACCGCCTGGAACCGCTTATCGAAAACATAAAACTGCGTCCATACCCATTGATAGACTGGAAGAATGGATCTCAATGGGAATTCCGTACATCCGGACTGGACGCCAGATATATTCGTGGTTCCGAATATGACAGGGCATGCTTTGACGAAGCCGGCTTAGACCCAAACGGGAACGTGGTCAAAGTCCTGCGTGGCCGCTTGCGCGGCACAAGACCAGACGGGCACAACACCCCGAGAATGGCACGTTTGGACATCATCACGTCCCCAACAGATGCACCATGGCTGAAAGAGAGATTTTACAGGGGATGGCCAGGATCTGAGAACCAGGATCTCAACTCCTACCGCTCAATCAGAGTGGCCACATGGGATAACACACGCTTAACAGAGCTACAGGTCGAAGCTATGAAAGCGGAGTACCCGCCAGACATGATCGATGTTGAGATGGGCGGTATGTTCCCGGACTACGGCTATTCCATGTTCCCATCAAGCGCTATTGAGGCGTGCACAGACATCATGCTCTATGACAGCGCCTACGAAGCTTTATTTCCAGAACAAGGCAAACCAGCAGGGGGATATGACATCCAGGAAGATCCAAGACACGGGATCTTCAAGTTTGAGATCCCAAGACGCCCGAACAGGGTATACATCGGAGCTGCAGACCCAGGATCGGACGTAATTCCCAAAAGGAACGCAGGATGCGTAATTATTATGGACGTGACGGATCCAGACGACATGTTTGTCGCCTACTTCCACTGGGTATCCGGAAAAGGTTCATACAACCCGTTTTTAGACAGCTACAAGTACGCAATTCGCAAATACGATCCGATTTTACGCGGTATCGACGCGACCGGGCCCCAAAAGGCCTTGGACGAGATTGCCTTCACAAATGCTGGAATAGAAACAGACAAGATCGCATTCAACACCGAAAAACCGGCAGCTCTTAACCTTCTAAAACAAGATGTCACAAACCACAAGATGCGCTGGCCACCCATAAAAGGTTTAAAAAGACAGCTGGGCGTCTACACCGATGAATTTGACCGCAAGAAGGGTGCCCAGGACATCGTCATGACATTGTGCCAGGTCTCATACCTGATGCAGTTCGTGCCGCAATCGGGAGAACGGGTCAAAAGCGTCAGGAATATATACAGAAAAAGGAAACAGCGAGTATGACGATTTACATATTCGAATGTGAGGACTGCGATGAAGAGGTGGAAAAAGACCTTGACATCCGCTCGCAGCTACCCCAAGTAATGCAGTGCCCAAGCTGCCACGGGGTCATGCGCAGGCGCTTTAACCCGCCAAACATCATTTACCGTGGATCCGGATACTACCACACGGACAAAGTTTTGTACGAACCGGAGAACCCGCTTGACAGCGATGATATCTAAGTACACAGGAAAACCGATCCACCACAAGGACTGCACCTATTGCGACTTTCGGGTTGTCTTTAAACATGAATTAAAGAAAAAGAAGGTTCGTGAGCTCGAAAAGTGCGGTGTGAGTGGTGCGATTATCCCACCTCCAGGTGGAGACCGCTACTGCTCTGAATACACGCAAAGAACATGTGATTGCGAGCAGTGCGAAATACTAAGAGATAAATATGGTAAAAGCCTACTGCGAGAAATGCCAAAAGGAGAGGTTTTTGGTAGTAAAGCAAACTACAGCAAAGGAGCCAAAGGAGTACAAAGAAACAAGAGAGAACCTGAACCCGAACTACAAACCATTCTTCCCAACACTGATGGCTTTCTGTTCTAGCTGCGGAACATATATTGGTTCTTTGTAATTCCAAATGGAAACTTGACACACCATGAGTAAACTGGTAAACTTAAATGTAACCGCCAATGAGCTGGAGATCGTCCATGATATCCAGTATATTGGCTACGGTGAAATGTATAACCTGGTCTTCATAAATGGGCCAAAAGAACATAATATTGACACAACCGAAAAGACCAAAAATTTCATCGACTACCTGAGAAAACAGGAAGTAATTGAGAAACTCATCATTCACGGCGGAGAGCCAGCATATTCCGAGATCGGAAGCATCACTGAGCACGGCCATGGATGCACAATAAAGAAGAAATTCTAACCCAACTGTACGGGCAGAGGGTCGCTGACGAGCGACCTTCAGTCTTTAAGAGGAACAATGTACACATTCCCAATATGGTCAGACCTAGGCAACGCCGTAAAGGCATCCCAAGACACCCTGTACAAATGGTCATCTGAACTGCAACGAGTTGAGAATTTTCGTTATTACTATGACGGCGACGTTTTTGACGAGAAAATCCAGACAGAACGTGGCCAAATAGACGATGACGTCCCACTGCTTTATCCAGTAGGCATGAACCTGGTGAAGATGCTGTGTCTCTCGCAAACAGACGCAATGTTTGGGGAATACGAGCATCTGCCAATCCAATGGTCTGTAAGACAGGACGATGAAATAACACCATCCGATGAAGCCGCCATCGAGCTCATGACCCAGATCCTGATCAACAGTAATGCCGCGAGCATGTTCTGGGAGATGGAACTGGATAGAAACATCTTCGGCGGAACCGTCTTTAAGATTGAAACTGCCGACCCGCTAGGAACCCCAGGGCACATACGCTGGAAAAAGATCCCGAGACAAAACTTCTTTCCAATCTGGAACCCAGCAGATCCAGACGATATCATCGAAGCCTATGTCGTGACAGCAATGACTGCCGACCAAGCCAAGATCATGTACAGCATGGATGTAAAGGACGACGTCATTTACAGGGTTGAGAAATGGAATAAGAAAACCTCAGAGAACTGGATCGGAGATAGAAAGATCGACAAATACACAATGCCAAATCCATACGGTATTGTGCCTTTTGTATATATCCCGCGCGTCAGGATGTCGAACTGGTTTGGAGATGCACTAACTGCAGATGTCGTCGATGTTCAGAATGACTTAAACATGCGCGTCGCGGATATGTCAGACGCGATCAACTACAATGCACACCCAACCCGTTGGGGTATGAACCTATCACGGGAATTCGACGAGCGCAACTTTCCGGTTGGATCCAATTCGATGTGGAACCTTGGTAGAACCGTGAGCGCGAACTTTGAACCCAAGGTGGGCATCCTGGAAGCTGAACACGCCATCAAACCAGAAGTCTTCGAGTTCATCAAGTTCGAGTACGACTGGGCGAGAACATCCGTATTTGCACCACCCATTGCTTTCGGCGAAGACCAGGGTGGCGGGCAACGATCTGGAGTTACACTTGAGATCAGGATGTGGCCGCTTATTAAATCGATCAAACGTTCTAGGAATTACCTGACCACAGGGCTTTCGAGAGCCATGAAAATCACCGCCGCAATACTCAGGCAAAAAGAGTTTGGCGACGTACCGGTTAAGGCTATCAAAGCTATCGAAGAGGGCAGGATAATGCCCGTTTACTTCCCGGTATTGCCACAGGAACAGCCAAAGATCGTTGATGAAGTAGTAAAACTTCTATCAAACGATCCACCAGCGATCAGTCTGGAGACAGCCCAGAAGCTGCTCGGCAGAGGCATAGGAGAGGTAGAACGGATAAAGAATGACCTCGAAGACAAGACACTCTACCCAGACCCGGAACCTAAATGGGGCACAGCTCCTGGAGCTATGGCGCCGAAGCAAAATCTCGCAGCGCAAGCTGGCAAAGCTCCTGAGGCTTAACTTTGACGAAATGCATGGAAAGCTATTCCGCGCACAAGTCATGGAGAGAAAATTGACCGAAGAACACATAGATGAC